TGGCTTCTTTTGGGTTTTTAATTCCTGCCATATTTCAGTTATCGTACTTCTTTTGGCGGATTTGTGGATTAGTTTTTTTCTTTTTCTATTACAAAAAAGTACTATGAAATATTTGTAATTAATCATAATAACCAACTAATTAAGGATATCACCCCATAAATCGCAAGAGCACCAACCACGATAACACCATAGAAAACTATTTTAGCGATTCTATCAGTTTCATCATAATAGTTTTTTTCCTCCTCACGTAATTTTTTACATTCTGAACAAGCCATATTAAAATATAACTATTTCTCAGATAAAAATCAAACCAATTTCTTTTTCTCATTTTTTTTACTTATATTTTTTTATATAACCTAAATTTTTATGATATCGTATATTGGAGGAAAAGCAAGAATTGGTAAGTGGATAAAAGAATATATCCCACAGGACATCGAAACGTATGTGGAGGGATTTTCAGGTATGTTCTGGGTCTTTTTTAATATGGACTTAGAGAAGTATCCAAACCTTAAGACCGTCGTATATAACGACTATAATAGGTTAAATCATAACCTAATGAAGTGGGCTAAAGACTATGATGTATTATGGGAAGGTTTATCTCACTATCCTTGCCAACAGTTGGGTGTGGTTGACACACCGCCTCAGTATGAACAAATGTTCAATCAATACCAACAAGAGATATTTGATGAGAACTTAGTCATTACTGATGAGAATAGTTTAGAGATTGCTTGTAAATACGTTTATGTATTAGGTCAGGTGTTCTCCGGTTCTAAACCTGAAACCGCATCCTATATGGACTACAAGGGAAAATACAGATGTAAGGTTTTAGTTTTTATGGATAAACTAAAAAATCCAAAGTATCGTGAACACTTCGATAAAATAACATTTGTCGAAAATAAAGACTTCCAAGAAGTGGTTGAAAAATATGATTCACCTACAACTTATTTCTATATGGACCCACCATATTGGAAAACTGAGAATTACTATTCTAATCACGATTTTGATGTAAATGACCATACAAGACTTGCGGAATGTATCAAAGGTATTCAAGGTAAATTCAGTCTATCATATTACGATTTTCCACAATTATCTGAGTGGTTCCCTAAAGACCAATATCGTTGGGAACAAAAGGATTTCAGTAAAGCGGCATCAACCAAAAAGGAAAAGAATGTGGGTACCGAACTCCTAATAATGAACTATTAGTTCATATTTATAAAATAATTTATTTATGAAGACAAGTTGGTATTTGGTAAAAGTTTTACCCGGTAAAGAGAGACAATTAACTGAACAATATAACAAAGAAATTTCTTTGGGTACTATCAAAAATATCCTTAGATTTGTGTGTCCTTTAGAAAAAAACTTAGTTGTTGTAAAAAACAAAAAAGTAATCAGAGAGAAAGTTCTTTATAGTGGATATCTTTATTTCGAAACACAGGAAAAATTAAACGACGATGACCTTAAAGTGATTGCACATCAGCAATCAATTATGGGTTTACTCGGAGATAAAACACCCATTCATTTAAGAGAGAGTGATGTTGCAAGAATATTAAAAGATGATGTTCTTGATGAACACATTCAGTCTAAAAAAGTAACATTGAATGTTGCGGACATTGTCACAATATCTGATGGTGCGTTTAACGGATTCAACGGAATCGTATCAGCAATTAAAGGTGACAAGGTTGATGTTGAAGTAAAGGTATTCGGTAGAGGAACAATTGTAACCGTAGGTATTGAACAGGTAGAAAAAGTATAATGAATTTTAAGCCGGAGGTTTTAATTTATTTGAATCAAGTTAAATCGTTCTTATCAAAAAACGAAGAGGCTCGTTCATACTTTATGTCAAATACAAATCCTGATGATTTTTACACAAAACTTTGTGAGATGTCTGAAAAAAATTTTGATTCATCAGGTGAACCAAGTTTAACACAAGAACAATTTGAAGAATTAAGATTGGAAATTATCAAAGAACCGGAGAAAAAAGTCTTTGACCCTATTGTTTACACAAAATTTGGTCACTACTCTCTAAATTAACTTCTATTTCTCACAAAATTTAATTATATTACTACTATGATAAGAATATTACCTTCTGAGTTAAAATTATATGACTCAGTATATGCCAACGATTTCCCTGATAGTCAGTATTTCATTGTTTTGTTTGGTGATATGCCATCAAAATATAGTAGTAGGACTTATTACGACCCGAAAATACTCGAACACTTTAAAAGTTTGGGGTATGAAGCGACTCATAAAATTGAGAACACGAAAAAGAACTACGATATTTCAATCGAGACTTTGTTAATTAACAAAGAAAAGGAAATAATGATTAGAGTTGATTTATCAACACAAAAGAAAACCGAACTCGTAACTATTGATATTCTTTATAACTTAAAAAATGGTGAGATTACTAACCAAATAGATTTTGAATCACTATCGGTATTAGTTAAAGAAAAGAAAAGAGCGAATATCCATTTGGTTAAGAGTGAAATGGGTCATTTAGACACTCAAGAGTATGATTTACCTGTACCGGATATGGACTTAGAGTTAAATTATGGTCCTGAATTTAAAAAGATACACGACATTATCATTAAGAGATTAAATAAGACAAATGATAAAGGTATCATTCTTTTACACGGAGACCCTGGCACCGGTAAAACATCTTATTTAAAATATATTACAAAGTTTGTAGAGGATAAGGATATTTTATTTATCCCACCATCAATGGCGGAGATGTTATCAGAACCATCCATAATTCCATTCTTAATGGAAAATAAAAATTCAATTTTAATTATTGAAGATGCTGAAAGGGTTATTTCAGATAGAGAAGGTAATGGTTCACCAGCAGGAGTTTCGAATATTCTTAACTTAACTGATGGAATTTTAGGTGATTGTTTAAATATACAGGTAATTGCCACGTTCAATATGAAAAGAGAAAGAATCGACCAAGCATTACTTAGAAAGGGTAGATTAATCGTTGAACATAAATTTGAAAAATTACCAATAGAAGAAACCAATAAATTATTAAAACATTTAGGTAAAACCTACGATGTTAAAGAGGCAATGAGTTTGGCTGATATATATAATGTGGACTCAGACGAAGTCAGAATAACTAAAGAAAAAAAATCAATAGGATTTGTATGAAACAATTAACAACAGAACAATTAACAGAAAAACTAAATAATAATGAAAAAGTGTTGGTGGACTTTTTTGCCACTTGGTGTGGACCTTGTAAGGCTTTAGTACCGACATTGGAATCAATCCAAGATAATTATAATGGAGTAGAGTTTGTGAAAATTGACGTAGACCAAAACCAAGATTTGGCAATGTCAATGGGTGTTAGAAGTGTACCAACAGTTATACTTTTTGAAGGTAAGAAAGAAGTTTTCAGAACAACAGGGGCCAACACTAAAAATTTCTATGATAAAGTGATAACAGAGTCATTTAATTTATAATATGAGTAATACTATTGTTATTTTTACTTTAAAAACTTGTGGACATTGTGCCGACCTTAAAGAAAAATTAACTGAACTTTCAATTCCATATGAAGAATTGGAAATAAATCAAAATAGACCTATTTGGGACCAAGTGGTTAGTCAAACAGGTCATAATTTACTTCCAACCGTCTTTATAAAAAAAGAAAATGATGACACGGGACCTATTTTTATCCCGGGCAGAGACTTCCAAAGTCGAGATGAGGTCATAGAAATTATAAAAAATTACGTTTAAAACAAAAAGGGATTAAAAAAATCCCTTTTTTTATGCTGACATCTCAAATAAAAAGTATTTATGTAAAAGACTTTACTTTTAGATGGCTTTACAACAAATTAATTGGTCGCAAATTGACACAAGGAATGTCCCGTCAGGTTCTCAAACAGATTTGGGAACCATTTCTGGTTCGTTACATTCAATATATGCTGACCACATATACATCTCAGGACAATTATTATCAAATAGTGATGAACTAAATCAATGGTCCGCATCTATCAAAGAATCAATCGAGACCACAGGTTCTAATCTCACAGTAAAAGGTAATTTATTAGTAAAGGGTACAACAACCGCAATTAATTCAACCACAGTTTCAATTGGAGACAATGTGATTGAGTTAAATGGTACTGAAGCGGGTTTTGGAGGTTTATTAGTTAAAGACCCTACTGCACCAAACACAATTTCAGGTTCATTACTTTGGGATACTGCCAACGATAAGTGGATAGGTGGTCCGTTGGGTGATGAAGAAGGGTTTATTCAGGAAACTGAATTTACCAACTTTTCAAGTTCAGTTAGTACAACAATCGATGAAATTGGAATTTGGAGAGAAACGGGTTCATTCTACGCAACTACTCACGATTTACAGGTGACAGGTTCAATGAGAATCAAAGGAGATTTATTTGTTGAGGGAAAAACAACCTTAATACAGAAATTAGACCCGAATGTGGAATCTTTAGTGGTATCAGGGGCAATGAATATCGTTCAAAACCAAATAAGTTCCCAAGTGATTGCCGCGTCTCTTAAAATACAGGGGTTAGGTGAGTTAGCAGATGTCAGCAAATTTGCGATAATTGATTGTGGAGACGGATTTTTTTAAACGAAAAATAAAGTATTTATATAAAACAAAGTAAAACACATTATGGCACAAATAATTAAACATAGAAGAGGTGGTATATCAACCCTTAAAGATGTTACTGCTAGAATAGGTGAATTGGTGATGACTACAGGGTCAATTAATGACCTCAATGGACCAATGGTGTTCATTGGTGAAACTGAAGGAGTTGCCGGTGCTTACAGACCCGTATCTAAAATCTACCAAGGTGCAACAGCACCAACAATTTCGGTTGGTTCATATGGTTCGGTTGTTGATGGTACTCCCTTCTACGCTTCAGGTAATAAATCATTATACGTTTTAAGTCAGGCAGGAAATAATAGACTTGATTTAACGGGTAATATTGAAGGTAACACGATTAGTGGATTAACCATCAATAGATTAAATGGTAATTTAGAACTTAACGGTGATTTATTCATTACCGGTAGTACTTACCAAACAGGTTCTATCGATTTAACAGGTAATGTTAAATTAGGTGGAAATATTACTGTCGGTGATTCAACAACTGATTTCGTTGCATTCGGTGCTGAGATTAGTTCATCAATAGTACCTGATATTCATAATGCGTTTGACTTAGGTTCTACTGATAAGAATTGGAGAAATTTACACGTTAGTGGTACTGCGTATATTAACACGTTAGAGGCTCAAACTATATCACTTGATGGTATCACAGTATTTGATGACTTAATAGTTCAAGGAGACACTTACTTAGGTAATGGTGCAGGTGATGAAGTTTTCATTACAGGTAACACATATGTTGGTAACTTAACTGATAATAGAGTTGTAATTGCGGGTACAAATGGATTGTTAGAAGACAGTGCTGATTTCACATTTGACGGAACAACTTTAAAAGTTGGTTCAGGACATTTTGAAATTGCACAATCATCTGGTAACGTTAGAACTTCAGGTTCAGTATATGCTGAAGGATTGGGTACATTCCACAATGGATTATCGGTAAGTGGTGTAACAAATCTTTATGGAACTTTAGAAGCACATAGTACTTCTGAACTTAAAGGTTCTGTGGGTATCAACTCAACATTAGATGTTACAGGTTCTGTATATTTTAAATCTACATTAGATGTTGATGGTATGGCGACAATGGCGCACGCAACAGTCGAAGATTTAGTATTGGATGGTATCGTAACGGCAGGTGCTAATGGTGAATTACAAAATACTTCAGGATTTACTTTTGACGGTATTGCATTCAAGATTGGTGCTGGTGAATTTGAAGTTGATTCAATTGATGGAGATATTAGAACATCGGGTTCTTTAAACCTTGGAAATGATTTACACGTTGTAGATGCGGTTAACATCGGAGGAGTATTAACAGTAACAGGAGACACATACTTACAAAATGATTTATATGTGTCAGGTAATTTACAAATTTTAGGAAATGCAACAAATGTAACAATTCAATCACAAACAGTTGAATTGGACGATAATATAATCAGATTAAACGCATATTCACCATTTGAAAGATATGCAGGTTTTGAAGTAATTGATTCAGGTTCTTCAAACACATCTGCATCATTAGTTTGGGATTCATTGAATGATTATTGGATGTTTGTATCTGCAAGTGGAGATTCAAGTAAATTAGTAGGAACAACTGCAGGGGCGTATGGTTCTGAAACTAGTTTAACTAGCGGAACAATACCAAAAGCAACAGGATTAAACAATATCGGAGACAGTTTGTTAACTGATAATGGAACAACATTATCTTATAACACAAACAAATTCCAAGTTACAGCATCTAATGGAGATACAACAATTGCGGGTAATGTAACCCTATCTTTTTCAGGTGGAACTGATAACGGAACTAAGACATCTGCTATCGTATTTAAAAACAGTACAAATGTTTTAGGTTATGTATCAACAACAGAAGGTACAGACGTTCTTGATGGAATTTTAGGTTATAAAAATTCAGATGGTACATTGAAATTCTCCACAGTAATTGATGGAGGAACTTATTAAAAATTAAATTTATAATTTACATAAAGGGGAAGACCAAAAGTCTTCCCTTTTTTATTTATTTAATTCAAAATTTTATGTATTTATAGTATAACCTACATAGGTTAATTAACCGTGGTATATACCACAAACACATAGGAGAGAACCATATATATGGCACAAATAGTAAAACTGCGTAGGAGTAGTGTATCCGGTCAAAAGCCCACTAACTCGAATTTACAATTAGGAGAATTAGCATTAAACACTACAGACGGTAAGGTTTATATGGCAGTTTCAGGTTCTCTCGGACCAACAGTTGAGGAATTAATCTCAACAAACACGGTTAATACTGGCTCAATA